GTTTATTCAAATAATGTAGGAATAGGTTCATTTGCATTAAATTCTTTATTTGAAAATGATTACAATGTTGCTATTGGTCGTAATGCACTATATTTAACAAAAGGCGAAAGTAATATTGGTATAGGATATAATGCAGGATACGAACAAACTACAGGCAAAGGAAACATAACAATTGGATCAGGTAGTTTAGGTATAGCAGGGGAATCAAACCAACTTAGAATAGGACATGCAGATCTTCATGTTATATCTGCTTCGTTAACAACAGGAGATATTATATTCTATAACACTGCATCAGCACCGAATTTTTCAGGTTCATTTCAAGGGGATGGTTCAAATTTAACAGGTATAGAAACATTTCCATTTTCAGGATCAGCTGTTATAACAGGTTCACTTGATGTTAGTGGCTCCGATATGAGAATAGGAATTTTTGAAACACCTGGGGGGTCAGGTAATTCTTTTAATATAAGCTCACCAACCCAGGATATTTTTATATCTGCTAAAGTAAATGGTACTGCAAGTTTAAATTCTACTTTTGGTGTAACAAAAATGGACTCTGCTGCTGGTAGAGTTCAATTAGGGGAACTTGCAAATACTATAGAATTATTTACCACTACTACAATATCAGGTGATACTACAATATCAGGCTCGCTTACTATATCTGGATCAACTTTAAATACAGGAATTATTTCAATTGATGATACAGATTCTCCATATTCAGTCTTATCAACGGATCATCTAATAAAAATAAATTCATCTGCTAACTCAGTAACAATTAACTTACCAGACTCATCAACATATATCGGAAAACAAATATTTTTCAAAGTAATAAATGGAGGAAATACAGTAACATTATCAGCTCAAGGATCTGATTTAATTGACAGTGCAGCTACTGATACAACATTAGATTCAACAAATGAAGCATTATCAATTATAAGTGATGGTTCTGGTAATTGGTTTATTTTCTAATTAGAATATTTATAATAAAATGTATAGTCCAAGCCAAACAAAAGAAAGAATCATATTTAACAAAACATTTGAACCAGGTGTTCTAGAAGATACTATTACAATTGTTAATGATTCACTAAATAAATGGATTATTAATAGCACAACGTCATATATAGGATCTAATTCTTGTTATATATCTAACAATAGCAAAGATCATCAATATGACGGAAGTGTTGCTCAAGTTTCGCATTTTTATTTTGATGTAAAATTTCCTAGATTATTATCAACTGCTAATCTAGAATTTGATTGGAGATGCTTAGGAGAACCAGGTTTTGATTTTCTTCGTGTAAGTTTAATCAATCCAATTGTTACACCAATAGCTGGTACAGAAATTGATCATACAAGATCTATAGGAAGTTCAAAATATCAAAGAGAAATTACGGTAATTAAAGGTACAGGTAGAAATAGAAAACCTGAAAAAGATACGGTATATGAATATCAAGCTTCACCAAATTGGAGAAAAGAATATATTCAATTAGACTTATCAGGATTACGAAACAGAAAAAGACGATTTGTTTTTTCATGGATTAACTCTGCAGATCAAAACACTTTCAATCCACCCATTGCAATAGATAATCTAAAAGTAACCACTGTTATGCCCATAAAAGATCTGTAAATTAATATTTATTAATGATATGAGATTAGGAATATTAAGAGACGACGTTGCAGACAATTGGGACGCAGAAGGATTTCCATTATTCGAAGAATTCCTTTATGCTGACCAATTGGACCTTGCAAGATACTATGATGTAACTACGGTTTCATATTTGTCAGAATATTCTATAGACGCAGAAATTGATGAAAATACTAAACGGTCTGCTATTCAAGAAGTAGTTACAGATATACGAGATGTAGATCCAGATTGGACTTTCGATACCGGATTACGAGATTATGAACGTGAGTTTTTAATGGAAGAAGATTGGTTTCATATATGGGACTATGACTCAACGCAATTTGGAGATATATCATTTCATGAGGATCGTGATTATGTAGTATATCAAACTTCGGATATTTCATTTGATTTTAAAGAATGGGAATATCGTAATCCAGGAACAGTTATAACAGTAAGGCTTTATTGTAACGGTGATTCAGTTTCTATAGATGGTACCCCAATAAAAGATATCAATTTAAATTATATTAATGAAAGTACAAATTTTGTTATAATAAATAATACTGGAATATTTCAAGCTGGTGTAATTAATTTTTTAACATTTAAATATGCACTTGTAGAAGATTCACTAGGCAATGTTAGAGATGAAATTCGTGTTACAATTGACGTAGTCGAAGCAGTTCCTAGTGGTGTTGATAGGGGAATGCGTGATTGGACTCCTAATACCTACTATGAAATTGGAAGTGATGTAATCGGTCCAGACAATCGAATGTATAATTGTATAATTGCTCATACATCAACTTCTGAAATTGATTTGAATAATTGGGAAAGACAAGGAGGAGTAGATCAGGGAGATGCAGACTTATTTATTAAAACATTGAATTCTGATTCTATTACATTTGATACTGTGGGGTCAGTTTCATCAAATCAAATACAACCACAGACTACCAGATATATGGCAGATTGGCAACCAAATACATATTATTCAGTTACTAACGATGTTATTGGACCTGATAATCGTTTTTACAATTGTATAGAAGCACATACATCAACTGATACATTTGATCCTACAAAATGGGAAAGACAAGGTGGATTTGATCAACAAGATGCATCTTATTTCAATACTTTATTAAATGGATAATACCTCATATTACCATTGAAAATTACATGAAAAATTTCTAAAAAATAGGGTAAAATTAAACAATCGTATTGCTCTTTTTTTTTATATATAATATATTTATCAATGAAGTTATTGCACGAAGCAGTAACAATTAACAATTAAATTTTTTAAGGATTAAAAATGAATATTGAAAATTTAAAAAATATGCCTATTATAGGCGAAGATCCAGTATTGGTTCTAGGGCAAGATGCACCTATTGATAATGAACTGTCAAAGTTAGCAAGAGCTGTAAGATCTTTCCAAGAGACGTTAGGATCAAGAGCGCAAGAGCATGTTGTTAGCTCTATCACAAGTAGAGATGAAGAAGATAACGCTAATGCCGCAGCTGCAGCTGCTTATTGGACAGCTACAAAAGCAGAGTTTGATACAATTCACGCTAGAAGAGTACAAGATATCGATGACTTAACAAAAACTTTTTCAAAACAAATATCTGAGTTGTTAGGAACTTCAGGCATAACCGCTGCTACACCACAATCTGTATTTGGTTTGATTGAAGCATTACGTCTTGAAGGTGTAACTTGGGATGAATTATTACAAGCAGATACAAAGAGACATAATGATGCATTTGAAGCATTTCAATCTGATATTGTTGGAGATATCGATAATCCATTGGCTGGATTAGAATTTACCGGTTCGGTAGTAGATGTACCAGTACCTGTAGAGGAACAACAACAGGCATCGTAAAATAAGAATTTAACTAAAGATTAAAAAAATAAGGATTAAAAATGAATATTGAAAATTTAAAAAATATGCCTATTATAGGCGAAGATCCAGAAGTAAGTGCTATAGCTCAAATTGCAAATGCGATTCTTGCTGCAGGAAATGATGCAAAAGATTTTGTTGAAGGCAAAGTCAGCACCATGGAAGCACAAGCTGAAAAAATGGCTCAAGAAAGAGCAGAGACGCATCAATCTAATGCAGATGCTGTTGCAGAAGCTGAAAAAGCAATCGGAGAAAAATATGACGCTACTAAAACAGAGTATACTGAAGATTTAAATAAATTGATTGCATTTATAACAGACAACGAAGACCCAGCTAGAACTGACTCGATTGCTGAAGCGTTAGCAGATTTACAAGAAGCAGATGCTGCAATGGATAATTCTTTTCTTGCTTTTAACGACGAACAGAATAAAGCGCAAGAAGAGCTACAAACAGAATATGGTAGTTCATTGGATGTGTCAATCATTTTATTTGGTGAACTCTTAGGCGAAAAACAACAAAGAGTCGTAGAATAAGAATTTAACTAAAAATTAAAAAAAAATAAGGATTAAAAATGAATATTGAAAATTTAAAAAATATGCCAGTAGTAGGTCAACCGCCTGCTGTTGAACGTGCAACTGAAGTTTCATATATGACACAAGAAGAATATGATACTCAGTTAGCTGCATTACAAGCAACTGCACAAGCTGCTCAGATAGCATTTATAGAATCAGCAATGTTGGGTGGTCCAGCTATGGCGGAAGCACAAGAAGCCAAAAACGCAGCAGACGCAGCTGTAGCTGAATTCCAAAATGATTTAGATTCTGGTACTATCATAATCGGAGAAGCACCAGCTGAGTTAGGCCCCATAGCAATGCCTCGAGGCACAGCTGTAGAGCTAATTGCTCAATATGTAAACGGAAGTAACACTCAAATCAAAAGCACACAAAATGCAGCTGTACTAGCAAATGAAGCATTAGATTTTGAACAGCACGACGCTTTTTCTTCAACAGAAAAACAGAATTATGCTGATGTTGATACAAATGTTAGTGCAAAAGGTGGAGAAATTATCGAAAAAATTGAAAACGATAAGTCTGCACAAACAACTGCAGCTAATTTGTTAATAGAAAATACTGATGAAACTGTAAACTCGATAGTTGAATTCAAAGACAAATTAGTAGAAGATGCTGAAGCAGTTAATAATGCATTAGCTCAAGCAACAGCTGAGTTAACCAAAAAACGAGATGATTTCAGAACTAAATTTGGAAATAAAGACGATTTTGAAGCAATCTTAGGTGCTGTCCCAGTATTTGCAGGTGGCGTTGCGTAAAATCACAACATAGTCTAATAAAGATTATATCATTTAACTAAATAAGGGGCGGTATCGCCCCTTTTTTTCTGTACATATATTTATATAAAATTTAAGGTTATAATTTACCGAGCATAGTTTTTATGAGCATATTATCAGAAATAGCCACAATTATACGTAGGAAATTCGATGAACAAGAAGAAAAAATAAATTCTAAAGTTGATCAACAATCGAATACAGATATAGAAATTACTGAATCTAATAATGGAATTATACTTCGTTCTCCTAATGGTACACGATATAGAATAACTATAAATGATGATGGAGAACTGAGCAAACAACCTATAGAATAGATACCTCTTTTTTAAATTTAATAATTAATTCAATAATATGCTCAATTTAATTTTAAATTTTAGAGGTATCTTTCTTTTTCTTTTATCAATTGATATTTATAAAAAAAGAACGTAATCATGACAAATAAAATTTCTAGTAGTGGTATATCCAACGGAAGTAGAATAACTTCAAGTCAATTAAAACAATTAACAGACGCATTGTCAGCATCCGATTTATATGCAATACAAATATCAGGATCTTTAGACATAACTGGGTCTGCTACTATCAGTGATTCAATAACAGCTACATCTTTATCAGGAGAAGGAAGTGCAATAACAGGAATTATATCAGCATCATATGCAGTATCGTCATCGCAATCAGATGCTAGTATATCAAGCTCATATGCAGTAAGCTCATCGCACACATTGAGTGGCAATGGTTCTTTTCAAGGATCATTAACCGGATCATTATTAGGAACGTCATATATAGTATTATCACAAGTATCTGAAAGTCTGCATTACGCAACAGACGCAGCTGCAGGTTTAGGAGGAGTACCATTAGGTGGTTTATATAGAAGTGGTAGTCTTATAAAAATAAGAATGTCTTAGGAAGTTACAATAAAATTATATATATTATAATTAAAAAGGTTATATTATGGGAACAAAAAAACTGGATAAAGAAGATTTTGATTCAATCAAAACACTAAGAACAAAATATGCAGAAAATAGTAACAATATAGGTTTAATAACTGTTGATGAATACACAGTAACAGCACAGTTAAATGAAATTAATAAAACCAAAGATCATCTATTTTCTGAGTTTGAAACATTAAAGCAAGAAGAAACAACGTTATTAAATAAATTAAAAGAAAAATATGGTGATGGGCAAATAGATATCGAAACAGGAACATTTACTCCTGAATCCTAGTTTTTCCGTTTATCAACCATATTTATATTAAAATAATAATAGGAGAATAATCAATGGCTGAAAGAATAGTATCGCCAGGTGTTTTTACCAATGAAAAGGATCAATCGTTTTTACCAATTGGTATCAGTCAAATAGGCGCAGCAATTATAGGACCAACAACAAAAGGTCCAGCTCAACTTCCAACACAAATAACATCATTTTCAGAGTTTGAAGAAATGTTTGGATCTCATACAGAAGATTCATATATTCCTTTTACTGTTGAGCAATATTTGAAAAATGCCGGTGTTGTTACAGTAACAAGATTATTGTATGAAGGCGGATATGAATTATCAAACGGAGCCCTAGCAGTTATAGCTGAATCAGGATCAACAAAAATAATAACACATTTACTACATCCTGCTATAACAGCGTTACCATCTGGGTCAGCTGAAGATGGAGATTATTTTGAAGATTCTGTTATTAACGATTTAGGATCTGGATCATTTGCTATTAGAATATCTGGGTCTGCAGGAAAAGATATTAATGTACCTGGATATACCGCATATACAACTACAGATTTTATATCATCATCAATTAATCCAGACCAAAATAATTATATAGGTAAAATATTTGGAACTAATCCAAAAACAGTAGATTATCCAACATATATTCAATACGAAAATAATTCAGCACTTTCTTCATTTGATCAAATTGGCCATGTTACAATGTCATTAGGAATATTGGATAGTTATAAATTTAAAGAATCATATAAAGAATGTTCTACACCATTTATTACTTCACAGAAAATAACAGGTGGAGCATCAATTGATCTTTTTAAATTTCATACATTATCACATGGAACAGCTGAAAATTATGATGTAAAAGTTGGAATTAGAGATATAAGATTAGCATCAGAAGTTGCTGATCCAAATGGATATGGTACTTTTACAGTTGAGGTAAGAAGAGTTAATAATGAAAATTTACCAAATTCACCATTCATATCTGACGATACAGACAAGCAACCAGAAGTAGTTGAATCATATGTAGGATGTAATTTAGATCCTAGCTCTCCAAATTATATTGCAAGAAGAATTGGTGATAATTACAGAGAGATAGATAACGATACTGGAAAAATATATGACAAAGGAACATATCCTAATTTATCAAAATATATACGAGTTGAAGTGACTCAAGCAGTAACAGAAAAAGTAGTTGATAAATCTTCAATCCCATTTGGATTCAGAGCACCTTTTTCTCCAATACCATCCGGATCATTATCAACAGAATTATACTTAGACGCTATATCATATCAAGATTCGCAAACTATAGGAAGTTTATATAGTTCAAGAAATTATCATGGATTTGATTATACAAATGTTAACAACTTGAATTATTTAGCTCCAATACCAACAGCTGGTGCAGTTACTGGATCTAATCAAGATTTTTATTTAGGATCTGTTAATCAGTCAACAGCAGCTAATTTTCCTAACGCAGTATCACCATATACATCTTCATTACAAGCTTCATTAGAAGCTGGAACATTTACTGATAAAGTTTCAATTAATACAAGAAAGTTTATGACTCCTATGCAAGGTGGGTTTGATGGAGCAAAACCAAATCTAGCTAAATATAGAGGAAAAAATATAGTATCATCTAATACATTTGGATTCGATTGTAGCACAGCTACTAGTACTGGTACCGCAGCATATAGAACAGCATTTGCAGCTTTATCAAATACCGACTTCTTTGATATTAATATGTTAGTAACACCAGGTATTCTTAATAGATTACATCCAATTATTACTGAAGAAGCACGAGAATTGGTAGAAGACCGACAAGATACATTTTATGTAATGGATTCAAATGCAGTAGAAGATTCAATATCAACTATTATCAATGATGTTAATTCAATTGATTCAAATTATACATCTACTTATTATCCATGGGTCAGAATAAATAATCCAGCTAATAATCGACCAGAATTTGTTCCGCCATCAGTTGTAGTTCCAGGAGCGTTATCATTTAGTGATGCAGTAGCAGCACCATGGTATGCACCAGCTGGATTGAATAGAGGTGGTTTAGGTGTAGTAACAGATACTTATGACAAATTATCTCAATCAGATAGAGATGATTTATATTTAGCAAGAATTAATCCTATAGCAAATTTCCCAAATGAAGGAGTTTGTATATGGGGACAAAAAACACTTCAAGCAAGACCATCTGCATTAGATAGAGTAAATGTTAGAAGATTGTTAATAACAGTTAAAAAGTTTATTGCTTCAGCAACAAGATATTTAGTATTTGAACAAAATACAGATGCTACGAGAAATAGATTTTTAGCAATTGCAAACCCATATTTAGAAAGTGTAAAAGCTCAGCAAGGTCTTTATGCATTTAGAGTGGTAATGGATGAAACAAATAATACACCGGATTTAATTGATCAGAATATATTATATGGACAAATATTCTTACAGCCAACCAGAACTGCAGAATTTATTGTTCTTGATTTCAATATTCAAGCAACTGGAGCGTCATTTCCGGAATAAAAATTAAGTAATAACATATTTATATTAAAAGAATATAGGAAAGAATATGCCTTTAGAAGATTTCGTAACCGAACCAGTCATTAATGATAATGATTTATTTAATAATGCATTTGGGTGGGAACCAAAATATACCAATAGATTTATTATGTATATGGGAGACACTGATATTCCTGCATATATTGTGAAAGCATCTGGAAGACCGTCAATAAATAATGGTGGTTTTGTTTTAGATCATATCAACATCGAAAGAAAAATGAAAGGTAAATCCAGATGGCAAGATGTCAATATTACTTTATATGATCCAATTGCTGAGTCAGGAGCTGAAGCAGTAATGAAATGGATTAGATTGCATCACGAATCATTAACAGGTAGAGATGGGTATTCTACAATATATAAACAAGACTTAACATTTCACTCATTATCTGCATTAGGTGAAAAAATTGAAGAATGGACATTAAAAGGAGCATATATTTCAGATGCAGGCTTTGGCGATATGGATTGGAGTAATGAAGCAGCAGTTGAAATTTCATTAACTATTGCATATGATTATGCAGTCTTTAATTATTAAAATATAAGGTGTTGACCATGGCAAGATAAAGGCCTAAAACAAAAGTAAGGAGTTAGCTAAACGCTAACTTTTTTACTGTTTATATATTTATAATAAAGTTATTTAAAGGAGTTATATATGGCAAAAATGACGGATAGATATCCTAAATCAGATCTATTAGATTTAGCAAAACAACAACATGATAATAGACAACGAAGTAAATTACCTACTGAGATATTCAAATTAGCGTCAGGAGGCGAAATTTATCCAGAAACAAATCCATTGCGATCTGGTAAAGTTGAGATGCGGTACATGACTGCATATGATGAAGATATATTAACAAATGCTTCATATATACGAGAAGGGGTTGTACTAGACAAACTGCTACAATCCTTAATAGTTTCTGATATTGATTATGAGTCAATAGCACAAGTAGATAAAGACAGTTTAATTATTGGTGCTAGAATTGTAAGCTATGGAGCAGAATACAAAGTAACTGTGACAGATCCGAAAACAAAGAATAAATTAGATCGAACAGTAGACTTAAATAAATTATTAGCAGTTCCATTCGAATTAAAATCTGATGAAAATGGAGAATTTGATTATGAAGTATCAGACGATATAAAATTAAAATTTGGATTCCCAAGTTCAAAAGATATTGGTTCAATTGAAGTAGATAATGCAATATCTGCATTTCTTTCATTTACAATACGACAAGTAAATGAAACAAGAAGTAAATCAGAAATACAAGATTTTATTAAATACAATTTTCTAGCAAAAGATTCTAAAAAATTTAGAGACTACATAAACTCAAATATTCCTAGAATAGACTTTACATATGAATTCGAAGGTGAAGACGGGAGCACCTTCAATGCTATGTTTCAAATTGGATCAGACCTTTTTTGGTTATAATCGTGATGATCGTGTAGCATTGCACGAACAAATATTTAACTTGCTTTGGATTGGTGAAGGCAAATGGGACTGGGATACATTATACAATATGCCTATCTTTTTGCGCAATTTTTACATCAAAAAAATTGATAAATTAAACTATGATCGCCAAAATGCTCAACAAAACACAAAATCATCTAAAGATGTTATCGCAAAACCTCCTTTCTAAATATTTATAATAAAATTAATTGTTGTGAATATTCATCAAAATCATATATCATTACTTAAACAATATCCGGCAATCAGCCAAACTCCAGATTTTCTAGAATCATTAAATAAGTTTAGAAATGAAAATCCAGAGTTAGGAAAATTAATTCAAGATTTATTAAGTGTCGGTGATGCATCTGTATCAGCTGGAAGAGGTGTAGGTGAATTATATTCAATTTCTAATGACCTTTTCAAAATATTTCAAGATATTCAAAAAGAGTCTGGATATCTAGAACAGCGTTATAATAGATTAAATCGAGTATTTGGTGTATCATCAATAACTGCAGGAAAGTTTGGAGAAAAAATTGATAAGCTTGGTAAAGACTTAAAGATTGGTGGAGGTTTTGCGTTAGAATATGCTACTCAATTAAGTAAAATAGCTCCAAATGCGTTAGCAGCATTTAAAGCTGGGAATAAATTTACAGAAGGGCTTTTTAAAACTCAAGATGCATTAATTGCAAATCTAGGATTAACTGAAGATCAAGCTGTTGCTTTCCAACGATTTGCTGCTACAAGAGCAGACACAACCGATGAATTCTTAAATCAAACATTAGCTATAGCTCAAGCAATAGAAGAATCAACTGATATAGAAGGGGCATTTCGTGATATTACATTAGAAATATCTAGTCTATCAACTTCAACAAGACAGCAATTCGGGAGAATACCTGGAAGTTTAGAAGTATCAGTTTTAAAAGCAAAACAATTAGGGACATCATTTGAAGCAATTTCAAAGACCGGCCGTCAATTATTGAATGTAGAAGAAACAATAAATGCAGAATTAGAATATCAACTATTATCTGGTCAACGTCTTGTTAAAAACGGAAAAAGTTTAACAGCTGAATTTCAAAAAGCATTCCTTTCTGGTGATGCAGAAAGAATGGCACAAGCTCAATATGATATTGTTGATTCACAACGTGATGTAATTAAAACCAATGTTTTAGCTCGTGAGCAACTAGCTAAATTTATGGGTATTTCATCAGATGAACTATTAAATCAAGCAGAGCAATTAGACACAATTGATAAACTAAGTGCATCAGGAATAGATATTGATTTATCATCAGCTGATGTAGATCAACAAATAGCAGATGCAATTGCTAAAGCTCAATCTGATGATCAAAAAAAAATACTAGAAGAATTTAAAACACAACGACAAGGTGTACAGAGTACAGAAGATTTTCTAAAACAATTGGTAGACTTAAGTACTACTACAGGATTGCTTACAAACATTAAAAATTTAAATATGGGCGGTGCAGGAGATCTAATAGAACAACAACAAAAAGCAATGATTGGTGAATTTGGTCCAGGTGGAACACTTTCTTCTGCAATTGAAAGCACATTTGGTAATATGCCAGGACTATTGACAAAATTAGAAGGAGCTTTTTTAAATATATCTGATTTATCAAATGAGACTTTCCAATTTGGAGAAAATTTACTCAAAGCTCTACCATTGGTGAATTCCATTATACCTCTTCTTGATGTGTTAGGGGCTGCAATTCCTGTTTTTGATGTTGAAAATGATCTCGGCGGTAAGCTAGCTAAAATGGTGAAAGGTATACTTCCGCAACCCGGGGGGGTAGGTACGTATGATAGAGCTGCAGAAGCACAAGGTATAACAATATCAGCAAACACACTAGAAGTTGGAGAAATACAAACTAGAGCAACTGGAGGGCCAATAGCAGCCGGAGTTCCATATCTTGTTGGTGAAAGAGGAGCTGAGCTAATTATTCCATCACAAAATGGAGTAGTGATTCCTAATGATCAAGTAGCTTCTTCTAATAATGCTGGATCATCTATTAACGTTGATATAGATTATGATCGATTAGCATCTGCCATGGCAAATGTTAATTTAGTTGTTGAATCATCACCTGAAGGTATAAATATAAGTTAAATTATGGCAAGAAAGATACATCCACAATTAGAGCTAATATTAGGTAATAATACCAATAAGACTTTAGAAAATTCAGCAAGAGATCTTACAAATTCAGCTGTATTAGGATTATCGTCTAATTTAGGTATTCCGCAAGTAACACAAACATTGCAATCATCTATACGAGCAACAGATGGTGATACCCCCGGACAATTATATACACTTACACCATTTGAAAATAAAGTACCATTACCAGGAGTAAAATTTCCGGATTTTAGATCTCGAGTATCAACATCATCAATACCATTAAATACAAGATTAGATGGAGCATCAGCTGCACTTCGAGGAGGAATACGTGGAGGAGCAATTGCATTAGCAAGTCAAACTAAATTCGGTCCATACACAGTAACGAATCGTGAAGCAACATACGGACTAGGAGATCCAGGTAATCCATATGCATTAAGATCTGATTTTACTGCACAAAGTCATGTAGCTACATTTTGGAGAAATGAAAAGCGTAAAGAAGGAAAAGAAGTAAAGATTGGAAAATGGTTACCAACTATAAACCCAATTGAACGTGCAACACAATTTCGAGGAGATAGAGTACAAGTTATTGACTTTGGTCAAAGAAGATTGCCCGACTCAATGCAATGGAAACCTTCATTCTTGCAAGGAAATAAAAAAGTTGGTCAGTTACTAAACAAATTAAACTTAACTGAAGACTTAATAAAATTTTATTTTACTGGTCCTTCATTACAAGCTGGTAATACAATAGATATAGATGACATTATTGTTTTTAGAGCAAATCTAACATCATTAACTGACTCGTTTAATTCTCAATGGCAACCACAACAAATGATCGGTAGGGCAGATCCAAATTATATTTATTCTGGATATACAAGACAAATAAATTTAGATTTTGATATATATGCAACAGATCGTGATGAAATGAAACCAATTTGGAGAAAATTAAATGCGTTAGCTTCATATACAGCTCCAGAATATACAAAAGAAAGCATAGGATTAGTAGGTCCATGGATGCGATTTACATTAGGTGATTTATATGTACAACAACCAATATTTATAGACTCATTATATTATACATTACACGACACAGAAACTACATGGGAAATTAATATTGAACAAGATCCAACTATGATGCAAGCACCTAAAAAAATTAGTGTTAATATGAGTATAACAATTGTAACCGATGAATTGCCTCAAAAAGGCGGAAGAATGTTTTCTTTAGCTAAAAAGTTTAATGCAGATGGATATTCAGAAGCTGGCAGAGATAATTGGTTGAGTGATTTCAAAACATCAACACCAATCCACCATGGTGGATATGTAGGATCAGAAAATGCAGCTACAGCACCAGGCCACGTTGTAGAAGCAGGATTTGAAACTACAAAAAAACAAACTATCATAGAAAAAGCTGGAAATATATTTAAAAAGAATTAAAAAATGAATAGATATTCAAATACAAAAATTATAAAAAAGCGTAATAAAAAACGTAGGCTAGCAACAACAATATATCCTGATATACCTGTAACTACAAATGATGTATACATAAGAACTACTACACCTGAAAGATTAGACAATTTAGCATATACTTTTTATAAAAATGTTGAATATTGGTGGATAATTGCTCAAGCAAATAATTTAGGCAAAGGATCTTTAATAGTTCCGCAAGATACTTTAATTAGAATACCAGATGAAACAATTGTAAAAGATTTACTAGTTGCAACAAATAATAATAGATAGATGTCATTATGGTTGGAAATATATTTTATTCGCAAGTAAAACCTAGAGTTCAAAAGGAAACCTTAGCTCGAGCTGCTGCAGGAAAATTAAATAGAGACACAAAATCTATGAATTTCATGTTAGGAGTTATTTCCAATGCAGAAATAATAGTTTATAAAGATTCAACATATAGTTTTGCAATTAGTAAATTAGGAGGAGAACTTTCAAAACAGTATCTATATAGA